ATTACTAACGAGGAACTAGCTGAAAAAACTGGGCTTGCTATTGGTAGTATTAGGAACCTAAGAAGAACGGGTGTTGAGCATTGTCGTTACAGAACTTTAAGGAAACTATGTGAAGCGTTGGGGGTTAAGGGTTATGAATTATGATGATGTAATTGAAGTTAGGTTGTATAACCCTACACCGTGGGAGATTATCCAGGAAATAAAATTAAAGAAGCTGCTTGGTTATTACTTAGCTGATACAGAATGGGCTTCTGATGAAAAATATAAAATCTTAGTAACTTTGAAATTTGAACTCTTGAAGGAGTAAAAAGAATATGGCAAAGAAAAAGACATTTAAAAAGATTTATGCTTTTTATCATCGTGATACATTCATTTGCATGGGAACTATACCAGAAATATGCAGGTACACTGGAAAACCAAAAAGCACTATATGGGCTTATGGGAACGAAAGGTACAAGAATGGTAATTCTTACGTGCTTATAGAAGTTGAAGACGATGAAGAAGATGAAATTATTGAAGATCAAGGAGATTAGAAAGATATGTTTAATAAATTAAATAGAATTGAAGAACTAGATTGCACAACGGTAGATGGAGTTAAAGGGTTTATTGAAGATTATATTAATAATTCATTTATTGACTTACAAGAGTTTAATAAGGAAACTGAAGAAATTATTGATATTAAGGTTATACCAGCAGCAAATAAGATTAAAATTCTTATTTTCGTTGGTGATAAATAAAATCTAACTAAAAGGAGTGAGTAATATGTTACAACCTAAGATTTATAGTAAGAAAGACAAGAAGGTATTAGAAGTAATAGAAATGGACTTTAATTATAAAGTTATTGTTGTTAGAGATATTGATAATACTGTAGGAACATTAAATTTTTCTGATGTTGAATTTATGGATAACACGGGGTTCAAAGATAAGAACGGGGCCAATATTTATACTGGGAATATCGTGGAATATGTACGAAGACATCCAGATGTTGGAACGCTTAGAGGGATAATATGTAAGAATGAATATGGCGCTTATGTTATTGAGTTGTATGTTATGAAAAATAGGATGGATGAAGTTTGTGAAACAATAGATCAAATGCTTGGTTCAAAGGTCGAGTACGAGAAACCTAATTTAAGTTTCTTATTGGATGGTACAACACATGATGGTTGCGTTGTGCTTGGGAATATTTACGAAGATAAGGAGCTGTTAAAATGTTAGGTAGAAATAGTCAAGAATTTATAGATGCTTCAATTATGAAAGCTGAAATAGAAACAACGGGTTACAAAGGTGGAGGATCAAAAAAAGGAGGATATATCGAAGTTGTACTGAAGGATATATCAGCTACAAATTGGGACACAACAGTGGTACAAGATTATAAAACTTGTGAATTAGGTAATTTACAAAAAATTAAAATTGTATTTAAAGGTGATAGTGAAATAAAAAATTTTCATAAAATAATAACCCAATGGAAAGAATATCTGGATTACCAGTTAGGAGTTGAATAAGAATGTTAGGATATATATTTGAATGGCTTGTATTGATGATATTGGTTGGGCTGGTGCTAAAGATTTTTGGAGAGAATTTAAGATCAGAATATGTATATTTATTTACAGCTATTTGGGGTGTTGCTAATCTATGCATTAGCTTAGATAAATAAAGGAGAAAAAAGAATGAATAAAGAAGAATTAATCAAAGAATACGATAAAAAAGCAAAAGCATTACGTGATGAATTTATTAGTAAGTTAGAAGATGACAAGAAAGAGTTTGAAGTTGAGTTACCTAACAAATATGACGTTTTATATTTTATAGATGATATATCAAGTGAAGTTTATATGACAGGGTTTTCTACTTCTAAAAATGAAATAGCTAGGTATTTAAGAGGTTATTTTTTTGAAACTAAAGAAGAAGCTGAACAGCATCTAAAAGAATGTAAGTTACTGTTCACAATAAAGAAATGGGCTAAAGAAAAAAATGAAGGTTGGGTGCCTGATTGGGGAAGTGTATTTCAAGAAAAATATTATATATTTTATGATTATTATAGAAAAGAGTTATGCACTAGTTTTAACAACTCTACAGGTGCTATTAATAAACTACCATATTTCAAAACAAGAAAAATAGCTCAAGAGTGTATTGACTTGTTTGGAGATGAAATAATAGAGGTGTTGTGCAATGAAGTGGAATAAATTAGAGGTAAAACCGTTGCCTATAGAGGAACAAACAGAACATAGTTATAAAACTATGTGGGAAGGCCCTGTGCCAGAAATTAATGAAGAAGTGTTAGTAACTGTTCCATCATGTTGGGGAGGTTTTGTTGATACATATATTGACACATGGATAGAATTTGATAACGGAGTAGGGTTTGAATATACTGATGATAATATTATTTACTGGATGGAATTTCCACAATATAACGGAGAATTAGAAGAATAAAGAGGGGTTACATTAATGAAATTAGAAGATTTAAGTGCAGTTCAAACTATATTGAATGAAATAAATAATAATAGACTTGTTATCTAAAATATTAATTGTGATTTTTATATACATGTTGACTTGGTAACGCCAGAATTTAAACCAGGCGGGATCATAGTACCAGATACCATGAAAAAATCTATAGTAATAATGTTTGAAAGAAGAAATGAGTTTCTTATAGATGAGTTGAAAGCGTTAGGGGTGGAATTGTAATGAATGAACAAGTAAAAGATATGTTAAAACAAAAAGCTGATTATGAAAAAGAAGTGTTGACTAAGTATTACATCCTGGAGAAAGACGGATCTTGTTGGTTGACTAGTGCATATGATCGAAGGACTGTTATGCTGTGTGCAAAACGTGGGTTGTTATTCAAGACTGAAGAACAAGCTAGAAAATATGATGCAAAACGCCGTTTAAACTTTGATATGGAGAATTGGGCTAATATATATAACGATGGATGGCAACCTAATTGGTGTAATATTCACCAGGATAAGTATTGTATTGAAATTACACCCTCTACGGGCCATTTCTATATAGCTAGAAGGCACGCTATTAATCATTTAGGGTTATTCCCTTGTCTTAAGTCAGAGGAGCTTGCTGGGGCGTTTATTAAGGAGTTCGGGGAAAGAATAAAGGAGTTGTTGATTGATGATTGTACTAAAGGCAAAAATAGACGAGAAGAATAAGAACAAAATTGTGATTAATTCTAAAGACTTGGCCGAAAAGCTGAATGATAAATATATGGACTCCCGTGCAATTGGGGTGCTAGAGTTTATCGAAGAATTAGAGATCACGGAGTTTGTTATTGAAAGGGATGAAGTGAATGGGTTACACTAAAGAGGATGCTAAGTGGTTCTTAGAGAACTACAATAACATTAGGATGGAATGCAATGACTTTCTTTTGAATGGTAGACAACCAGGTGATAAGAGTGAAGTGAGCACTCAAAAGACTGGAAGGGAAAACGAAAGGAATTTAATTAAAAAGTTAGACAATAAGAAGTATCAAGAAAATAAACGTATTCTAAAGTGTATCGATACTTTTCTGGATGGACTAGACCAAGAACAATACAGACTTGTACACGCTAGGTATTTGGTTAAACCAAGGATGAAAATTTATGATATTGCTTGTAAATATCATATGCATATATCAACGGTTAAACGTAAACAGAAAAGTTTGTTAGAAGATTTTTTAACAATTATAAATAATTCATAAAAGTTGAGCCATTTGAGCCATTTTTATGTGCTATAATAGTATTGTAAGAATTTAACGGAAAGGCAGCCATTAATTAATTACTGAACTTAGTTGCAGGAGTTTAGAGTTAGATAATTGATCCTTTTCATTTAAAAAAATGTATATATTTCTGGTTATGTGTTGGGTTTTCCACAATATTTCCCAACATGTAATAATTACTTACTTAATTTTATATATAAACAACGTATTAAGCATAAAATACCTTTGCTTTTCCGTTAAACAATTACAAAAAATCTGTTGATAATAAGCTAATTTTTATTAATATTTTTTCTTCTTATTTGTTATTTTGGAATGTAACATAAATTATTTTTATACAAACCTTTATAAAGCGCTTTAAATAGCGCTTTTTCTTATGCTTAAAAGAGAAAAAAAGAAGGGAGCCATAACGAGAATGCAGCGAGAGAAAATACAACTAGAAAAACTGAAGGAGTACAAGCGCAACGCTAAGGTACACACACGCGCGCAAATACAACATATTGCTAACTCAATTCAAGAATTTGGGTTCAATGATCCGATTGAGATTGATGAAAACAATATGATATTGAGTGGCCACGGGCGTGTTGAAGCCGCTAAGTTGTTGGGACTTACTGAAGTGCCTTTTGTTAGGTTAGAACACTTAACAGAGGATGAAAAGAAGGGTTATATCTTGGCTGCTAATGCTACGAATATGGCAACTGGGTTCGACAACGAGATACTTAACATCGAACTTAAAGACATTGAAATTGATATGACTAAGTTCGGGTTAGAGTTTGAACCTATTGAAATTGAGTTGGATAATACCAACAATGAAATTGATGAAGATGATGATAAAGAACATCACCGCGATACAACGATAGAACAGTATAACCTATTTGAATACGATGAAAAACGTACAGAAGGCTTTTATCAGATGCCTTATATTGATGGGGTTGATCATGAGCCAACTGACTTGCAAGGCTTTAATTATGTGCTTAATAAGCCAGATTATCGCAAGGGCGTTCATTTCTACTTAGATGATTACCAATTTGAAAGAATTTGGCAACGCCCAGGATATTACATTGAAAAGCTAACGAATTTTGATTGTGTTCTAACGCCAGATTTTAGCTTATACATGGATATGCCGATTGCAATGATGGTCTGGAATGTGTACAGAAGCAGGCTTATTGGTCAGATAATGCAAGATCACGGCTTAACAGTAATACCAACCGTTTCATGGGCTGGGAAAGATAGCTTTAACTTCTGTTTCGATGGATTGCCAAGTAATTCAACGTTATCTATATCGACTATTGGAGTTAAAAGGGATAGCGATGCTATGGCAGTATGGGAAGCGGGAGTTCGTGAGATGTTAAATAGGTTAACGCCAACTAGATTAATTGTGTATGGTGGTGAATTAGAATTTGATTATGGTGAAGGCGTTGAAGTGATACACATTAGCAATGCTGTAACCGATAGAATGAAAGAAGGTGATAAAAATGGGAAGTAGAGGAGCAAGTTCTGGAAGATTAAAGAATAAAGGTATTCATAGTAATGGTTTAGTTGCCATTAGAAAGACTAATAACTATAAGATAGGAACTAACCCTAATAAGCTGGATGCAGCAACCCAAAAAGGGTTGAAACGAATAATAAGAAGACGAACTAATCACGAAAGATTTTTAAGAGAAGAAAGAGTTAAACGCGCTAACGGCCATAAAGGTACTAACCATAATTTTTATGAACCGAAAAGGTATAGTCAATTTAGATATGCTAGGTTAATGGATGGCTTAGAAATAAAAGCACAAAGGCTTAACCCACATGACCAGAAAAAGGAACATGATGCTATTAGAAATAGAATAAATTTCCTAAGAGAAAAAAATAAAAAGATTAGACCGAAAGGTTATTTGAATTACTAAAGGAGTTGAATAAATTATGGCTGGGAATGGTAATGAAAAAAGCTTAGCAAACCTTAAACCTTTTGGCACTCTGGATCCAGCCCACCATAAAGAACTATCAAGGAGAGGAGCCCACGCCGCTAATAAAGCACGGCGCAAGAAAGCTGATCTTAAGAAAGCGTTAGAGGTAATACTGGCCGCTGATGTCACTGGTGAAAAAGCTAAGGACTTGTTAGAGTCGCTAGGGTTTGAAGCAACCAATGAAATGCTGTTAGCTTTCCAGATGTTCCAGCAAGCAGCTAACGGAAATGTAAGGGCGTTTGAAGCTATTACCAAGGTGACAAACGTTAAAGATAAACATGACATTGCTGAACAGAAAGCACGAACTAAATTAATAGCGCAACAAGCTAAGATGGCTGAAGCTGAACTAAATACAAATAACAGTCAAGAAGATAAGATTTCAGACTTGTTCAAGCTGGTGGATGGTGAGATCAATGAACTTAAATAGATTGTACACCCCTAAACAGATTGAAATACTTAAGCGAACCAATACGGAAGACTTCTTTATACTTGGCTTACATGGTGCGAAAAGAACTGGTAAGACTGTTATTAATAATGATATATTCTTAAGGGAATTAATAAGGGTTCGTAAGATTGCTGATAATCTTAAGATAAAAGAACCAATGTATATATTGGCTGGTGTATCGAGTAAGACAATTCAAAACAACGTTTTACAAGAGATATACAATAGATACCAGTTAGACATTAAGTTTGATAAACACAACTCATTTACGTTGTTCGGTGTTAAGGTTGTTCAGGCCTTCACTGGTACAATAGGTGGCTTAGGTGGTATCAGAGGTATGACAGCGTTCGGCGCTTATGTCAACGAAGCATCCCTGGCCAATGAGAAAGTGTTTAAAGAGATCGTATCCCGCTGTTCTGGTGATGGTGCTAGGATTGTGTTTGATACCAACCCAGACAACCCAGAACACTGGTTAAAGAAAGAATATATTGATAGCAAAAGCGAAAACATAATATCTTATCATTTTGAATTAGATGATAACACATTCTTATCACCAAGGTATATCCAGAATATTAAAGAGTCAACGCCTTCTGGTATGTTCTACGATAGAGATATTAGAGGTTTATGGGTTACTGGTGAAGGTGTTGTGTACAGTGATTTCGATAGTAACAAGCACTTTATTAATGATGTTGATAACATTGAGTTTGAAACTTACATAGCTGGAGTTGACTGGGGTTACAGTCACTTTGGTAGTATAGTGGTATTTGGTATAGACAAGCTAAATAACTGGTACTTACTGGAAGAACATGCTAAGCAATTCAAAGAAATAGATTATTGGGCTGATGTTGCGCTTGATATTAAGGCGCGATATGGCAACATAAACTTTTATTGTGATAGTGCAAGGCCAGAACACGTTGAACGCTTCAGACGGGAACGTATAAGGGCCATAAACGCCGATAAAAGTGTATTAAGTGGGATAGAGGAAGTGGCAAGGTTGATAAAACTTGGCCGCTTTTTTGTTGTATCTGACAAAGTGAAGGTTTTTAAGAAAGAAATTTATAACTATGTATGGGATGAAAAGACTGGGAACCCAGTAAAAGAAAATGATGACGTGATGGACTCAATGAGATATGCAATATACTCTCATATGAGATTAAAAGCTAGAAGAAAGGGGGCTGATCG